CTATTATGTCTTCCATCAGGTCAAACATAGCCTGTTGCTTGTCCAGAAGGTCTGTTGGACTGTCCGTGTCATACGCATCAAAGACACACAATATGTATGAATACTGAATAGGAGCATACCTAATAGACTCTTTGCTATGCTGGCTCGAACCAAGAAACAATCCAATCGCCGGAAAGTTTCCCATTGCAAGCTCAGTTTCACTCTTAGCTATTACATATTCGCCATACTCAGCCTGTATTTCCGCAATCAAAGCAAGATGTCTTTTCAGAAAATTGCTGGCAACGCTCATACAGTAAACACTCCAAATTGACCCTGCGCATAAATATCACTGGGCTCATCTTCATTGTTCCCAGAAGCGAAGCTCAAGCATTGATTAGCCAAGTCTCGGTAGTTGTCTGCGTTGGCTATCAAATCCTCAAAAGGGGCAGAATAAATATTTGCACCACCAGCAGAATCACGGATGGTGTTTACTGCCCCCTTAACCAGCTTCTTTAACGAAATTGCAAGGTAATATAGGCTGAAATATGACTCGGCGTAAATCAAGTTACGCAATGACTTTTGCTCGCTATTCAGCACATCAAAGGATAAAGAGTCAAATGCTGGATATGTATCTGAATCAAAACTATTCAAATTATTCACATACTCCTGATAAGCATCCTCACCAAGATTTTCTAACATATCACGTGCCCCGCTGGAAAGAATCTGTGAATTGATTCTATCTTGCGCCTGCGTTGTGATATTAGCAAGCTGTGTCATTTTGGTCTTGATTAAGTCCTCGTAAATAATAGGTTCAGCCATTTTATTTCCTTACTAACTTAAGATTACGTAAGAGTCAGGCGGGAGCTTATCAAGTTCAGCCTGGTCAACTCTATACCGTATATGATATTGATATTTACCAATGGATTTTTTCATAAATATCTTTACAATAACGGGTTCTTTCTTAACTTTCTTCTTGGGCTTTACTTCTTCAGTCTCGATTACTTCTGCAGTAGTTTCATCGATAACTTCAGGTTTCTTAACTGTTTTCTTTTTACTCATAACTTATCTCCTATTACCATGTTACGCAATAGTAATATCGCAATCAATACAATCAGAGGCAATCATATTGGGGTGGTAAGCTCTCAAGTAGATGTGGTCGCTTTCCGTGAGAGAGAAACTGCCATTTTCAGGGATAACCGCAGCATCAGCAGCACCAAGAGCTTCATCCAGAGTATCGAAGGAACCCCCTGACAAGTTTTCCGTAGAACTAACCACGACAGCTCCTTTGTTCGGGCAACATACATGAAGAGGGGTTCCGCTTGCAACTGTTTGAGTATATGTGTTGGTTCCAGAGGGGGTATAGGCATTCATGCCATTTTTTGCATCGTCGGCAGACAACAGAACAGGGTCAGAGACCTTTGCACCCTTGAATGCAATTACGAACCTATTATGACGTGAAGCCTGAAAGTCAAGATACAGATTATAAGTATACTCAAATGCGGAACCAGTTTCGGCTCGGGCATTGTAGAACATATCCCTGCGATAACTTTTGCTATCAGAGACAATATCAAGATTTTTGGGGTTGCCAAAAAGAATAGAGCCATACAATGTTGAGTCGTTTTCGTGAGTTTCATTGATACTTATCCAGTCGGGAATTGCTACCAGTGAATAACCCATGAATCGAGGCACATTGCCGTTAGTCAGGATATCTTCTTTGACTGGGTTGGAAGGATTGGTGATATCAGAACGAGACGCAACATAAAGGTCAACATCTCTCTGCGACATCATGAATACGTTTCCTTTGTCACTTCTGAACTCGGCAGGCATAGACTCATACACTTTGTGCATAAGAGCAATAAGATTTGCGCCATTATAATCAGAGCCAGTTGCACTGGTTGCATCAACCTTATGAGGAGTCAGATAACGACCCAAGAAGCCCTGAACCTTGATTGTCCCATAGGTATTGGTGTTAGAGCCATCTGCTGTTTGCAACATCTTATTGAAACCAAGATTAAGGTCATAGAAATCTTCAGTGCTGGCGTAATTTCCACCCAAGCCATTGATGGCAAGATTCAGAATATCGTTACCCAAAGCAATAGCCACATCATTAAGAACTTCATTCTCAAAGTTGAGGTTATGCAGGTTGTCAATAACAGTCTGAAGCGGAATATCTTTATGCAACTGAGCATTTTTGAGCCACATATTGATTCCAAAATTATGTACAATGCGCTTATTAATGGTAGTGACAGCGCCACCCTTCTGCTCATTGGAAACCAAGTTCTTGCTGGTAATTGCAGTGCCCTTGACATCCGTGACCAAGCTTTTTACAATACGAGTATTGAACAACTTGAGATAGGGGCTCTTGTCATAGATATAGCGTATAGCTATCTCTGCATCCTTTTCGCTCAAGGTTCTGCCACGAGTAAAGTCAAGAGTTGTTTCGTCAACCTCACTTTTCTCAACAGGAACGCCATCGGAATCTATAATTTCGTAGCCCGCATGTTTAGACAGCAAATAAGCAGCCAGCGGACTAAATTTTGGCGCATTACCCTCATTAGCGGAGGCAACGCCACGTTCAAAGCTCTTTTGCAAAATGCTAATAAGATTAAGAGCATCCTTTGCATCAATAGTAAGATTCTTTAATTCCATTTTAATTTCTCCTATAATAAACCGTGACCAGCCGGAGCGGAGCGTTTAATTTCTACACGAGTAGGCACAGCTACGGAAGATTCGGTCTGCTTGTCGTTGAGTTTATCGTTTGTTTCAATGAGAGACTTGTTAATTTCAGCAAACTTGCTTTCAAATCTCTGCTCCATTTCTTTTAGGGATTGCAAAAACTGTTCTCCCACGCTTTTAATAACCGTTTCAATCGAGACAACTTCCGTTTTTTCAACTTCAACAGGCTCAGAATCAGTTTTTTCTGCAGTATTTTCTGCTTCTGCATCATCGGTTGTCTCTGGTTCGCTTGAATCATCGGCATTCTTCGCAATCGTAGTCTCAGTTGATGTCTCTGGCTCTGCTACTGGCTTGTCTGCTGACTTTGCAATCTCAGAAATCTTCTTATCAATGTATTCTGTGGCAGATTTCATTGATGCCGAAAGAGCAGTTAGCTGTTCTTCGCTCGCAGAATCCCACGAAATATTGTTGAAGAAATCTTCTCGCATAATATCCATGATAAAGTATGGATTCCTTGACATTGAATCAAATGCCTTCTCCATTTCCTCATCAAAAGATTTAGAAAGACCAATAGCCTCAAGAACCTTATTCATCCATGATTTCATTGTTGGTTCTCCTTTGCTCATTTTGGCTTCACGAGAAATACCAAACATCGAATAACCTGTTATTTCGCCATTTTTCCATGCTTCCCAAATGTCCTCACTGGCACGTGTAACCAAGACCCAACTACCTGCCTTGATAACATCATCACCAATACTTAGGCTCACTGGTGCAATATAGCTTTCGACAACCACGCCAGCACCAGCCAGCAGGTTATGTTCAGTATCGATATTACGGTAATGCTCAAGAAACTCGTGAGCGGTTTTTTCGATTTCGTCTTTTGTCATAAAATCGCCATAGGTGTCCTCTGAGTCAGGTTCATAAACAATACCATATAATAGACGCTTTTCGTCGGCATCGTCATTCTTTGACAGGAACTTTACCTTAAACTCTGCATCAGAATGCCTACAGGCAGATTTAGCAAGAAAGAATTGCTTCTTATTTGCGCCACGCCTCACGTATGAAACATGAGTAATGGTAACATCGCTAAGTTGTCGCCTTTTCTTTATTGTTTCCATATTTTACCACCTATAACCTTGTTGTGCTTTCATCATTATTTTTGTTTGGGTCAAGATTATTAGACGCCTGCCCGTCACCTTGACCTAAGTCAGAATTATCGCTTGTATGCAAGTCGCCATCCTTATTAGGCTTAACAGATAAATTACTCATGCGTTCAGTTTCGCTCTCGTCTTGTGGAGTATCCTTAAGGTCAATCGGTTTGAGATGTAAGAACATCTGCCTGATTTCATTCACGGATAATACTCTGTTACCAAACTCATCAACCATATTGTAATACATATTGGCAATAATGGCATCGTCTTTCTCGTTAGAGATATTCATTCCGTTCAGGCTAAACTCACAATTAACACCAAACTCAAGCTCAAGAAACCTGTTAATAAAATCAGCAATAGTCTTTTGCTCTGGCTGTGATACAGTCTCCATAAACAGCTTCAGGTCGGTTATGCCAGCCGAGCCCCCACCAAAGTTTCCGCCTTGTGACAAGCCAAGCAATTTTGGATGAACCCTACACTTAAGCGCAATCTTGAACTGTATTTTGTCTGCCAAGGTAATAAACTGTTCATCAATAGATTTTGAAAGCGGCACTAATTTAATCTGAGCTTTCTCGTTTGGCACAGACAGAAATAGCATCTTGTGTGAATTTGCAACGCCCTTAAGGTTGTTCTCAATAAATTCTTTAATCTTTTCGTAGCTCTTTTTGGCTAACTTTCCGCCGGTAATTAAAACCGCCCAAGCAGGCTGTCCACCGTTAGAAAAGAAGTTGATGTTATACTGGTCTGTCAAATAGGACTGCTTAATTAAGTCAAACAAATGCGATGTATCAGGCTTGCCATAATAAAGATTTTCTTGCGATGGTCTTTTCATGTGCAGGCAATAGTGCACACCATCTTTTGTTTTGGAGGACACAGGATATGGCTCAAATACAGTCGGGCTGGAACAACCATCAGGAATATACATATACTTATCAATCTCACGTAGAGTGTTGCCAAACTTATCAACCTTTGGCTTAATATACATATCCTTGCCAGGCAGACTATACAGAGACCTCTTATTCCCACTCTTTACGAATTCAAGGAAACAATTGTCAAACAACTCAAAATCTGTGTACATATTCTTGAGAATAGACGTAAATGTATCACTAAAGTTTCTATTTGGTGTCTTGAAAAAGTCAATAATATCTTTGTGTTTGTCAATGTCCTTGTATCCGAACGAATAGCCACGCCCAATTGCTGTATCAACCTTGATGGCAATACAGGTTTGATAAGTTATATCAATGGCTTTATATGCCAGAATTTGCGAGGGGTTATATGGAGGCAAAACGCATCCATTAGACCTAATGCTTTGTGGCGTAGCAAGCTTGACAGAACTCTTTGGCAAGCTTATTGACTTAGAGATAGGAGCAAAAAATATTTCATCAGCACCAAGAAACTCTTTCTCAACCGTGCTATTGCCAACAGGCTCTTCTGAAACAACTTTAACTTCGTCTTTCAATTATATTCTCCCTAAAATATTTCAACATCAGAATCTTCTTCTTCAGTATCGGGTTCATTATTATCTTTTACATATTTAGTGTCAAGCATTTTATTTTCACTACCAAGAGAATCTATCTCAACATCGAAGGATTCAGACATCATTGACAACAATCCAGCCATAGAGTCGGGCGCATCATCCTTTCCATATTTATATTTTCCATAGTTAGATAAGTTAGACATAAATCGTCTATAATGGTCGTCTTGTTCATCATCTTCAAGAAAGTAACAGTTATTCTTGATTTCGCCTAATGCAAGCATAATCCTGATTTCTTTATTGCTTGATGTTGTGTGACAATCTATTTCAAGACCAATTGCACTGAACAACCCCTCATTGTTTCTTTGCAAATTCGTGGCAAACTCAATCCCGCCCTGATTGCTCTCAAATACAAAATCATCTGGCTTGAAGTAAGCAATCTTTTCAAGCAATGGTTTCTCCAGCGCAACACTGTCCTCATTTGAGAATACTACGCCTACAATATATTTCTTGTCACCATACCTATAACAGAACGGGGCGGACAAGTTATCTGTGCCCTTATTTGCATAGTCACACCAGCCCAATACCTCGTCTGGGTTGCCCAGTTCTTCAAGGTCTTTCATTCTAAACCGCTTCAAATCATCCAGCCTCAATTTAGCAAAAGTCCTGTCGGCTGGCTTACACATATAAAGAGCCTGAAACATCCAGCCAAGATTCTTCTTTTCCCAAGTATTCTTAATAGCCAGCAATTTTTCGGTGGGTATCATTGCCTCACAAACACTCTTGCCTGTTTTTTCATCAAGCGCAGGAAAGATAAACTTATGCCAAGAATCATCATCTTCTCTTAATCCAATTGGGTCTTTCTCGCACCACCTCGTCTGAATAATAATCTCGGCACAATTTGATGTGGTGTTTATGCGAGTGTTATGTACCGTCTCAATGAATAGGTCAAGTTTATCTAAGTATGCCTCAGACAGGGCTTCTTCGGGGTCTTTGATAGGGTCGTCAAGGATGGCGGCTTTGTTGCATCCACGCCCTGTGATTGTGCCCTTAATCCCTGCACCAAAATATGTAGAGATGGTCGTGCCGTCAAGCTGCCAAGACATTTTAGATGATGCCTTGGGGTCTGTCTTGACATTGGGAAATACAGCCTTATATTCATCCATATTAAGCGTGTCTAACACCGCCTTAGACAAATCCATTGCAAGATTATCATTATAGCAGTTTCGCATAAACGAGCCGTCGGTGTCATAGCCAAGCCACCACGCAATCCACAGACTACAAGTCCTGCTCTTGCCTGCACGTGGAAAGAAAGAGATAAGCACCTTTTTTAATTCGCCAGTGGTAACTCGCCTGAGAATCTCTGAAAGCTCCATGAGCGGTATTTTCTCATCTGTATAGAAGTCGGGATATAAGTATTTCAGAAACTCCCAAAAGCCGTATTCAGTATATGGCGAGAACTTTAATTGAAGCTCATCGCATTTCTGTCGCTCTCTGCGTTGCTTCTCAAGGATAAACTCCTCTTGTGTGAAAGTAAGGTCAGGCATTAACTCTCCACCTCTTCATAATCCGTCTCTATCGCCTGTGCGCCACCGTTGTTAATCTGATACTCAACTTGCTTGAAGTCCTCGTCAGATAGTTCTTGCAACTTCACATTCTTATTATCTGCCTGCTTATTCGCCAACTCTAACTTAACAAGTATCTCTTTAGCGCCTTCGCCACCAGCAATTTTCTGAAGCACGTCAACAATTTTGGTAATGTCGGACATCTTAACCTGCTTGCGCATAGACAGCGGTCTGCTGTTAGCAATATCGTCAGCCTGCACCTTATCTATATAATCCAGCTCTCTATTGATTATCTTGAATGCCTTCAAGCCCATGTTATTGAGAACCTTCACAAAGTTCTTGACGGAGCTCTTGGCTTCGCTGGTCGCTATATCCTCTTGAATCTGCTGCTTCTTCTCGATATAAGATTGCCGTTGTTGAATCCAAGACTTGCCCCGGTTAATTGGGTCATTTAAGTCATTAGCCTTAGACAGAATCAGCGGCTTGGAAATGCCGTGAATCTTGGCAATCTCATCAAACGAGGGATAGCTTGGGTTTAGCACATAATCAGCCCTGATTTTATCCCAGTCTATTGTCTTTATGTTAGCCATGCTTCATTGCTCACGTCTTCACCATTGCGCTTAACGGAATAATCCAGTCCTGCCTCTTTCATATAGTTTACCCACCGTAATACAATCACGTCACAGTAATGCTCATCCAGTTCGGCGCCATAACATGCCCTGCCAAGTTCCTGCGCTGCTATTAGCGTAGTTCCAGAACCAAGAAAAGCATCATATACAATGTCCCCAACTTTGCTGCTATTATTTATAAGCCTCTTAATCAACTCAACGGGCTTCATTGTGGGATGGAGTTTTGATTTAATTGGCTTATCAAACTCAAATACATTCATTTCATTGTTGTTTCCATAAAACTTGTGCTTGCCCTTCCAGCCATACATGATAAACTCTAACTTAGACATGTAATCAATCCAGCTAATAACGTGCTGGTTTTTCAACCACACAAGAATGCTTGAGAAATACATCTTGGCATCATCAAAAGCCAGCCTGAGGTTGTGCAAGTTCTGCGAGGAAATAAAGGCATAGAATGAATTAACTTCAGCAAACGGTATGATTGACATAAATTCCGCAAAGAACTTTCTGTAATCATCTATTGCATCATTCTTAATATCCCTTTCCATGCGTGTGCCATATTTCTTCTTTACATCATTCTTGCCTTGAAACTTGTTAAGCATTTTGTTCTTTGCGCCATAATCAACTCCATAGGGCGGGTCTGTTATAACAAGATTAACCTTCCTGTCACCAAATAACACATCCAGCACATCTTGGCTGGTGCAATCTCCACACACGAGCCTGTGTTCATTTAGCTCATATACATCGCCTGGCTTTGTAACGTTGTTTTCTGGAACATCTTCTATTTCCTTTTCAGTCACCTCTTCATATTCATTGACTCCAGAGCCCTCCATATCAACATCAGCCAACATTTCGTTCATCTCCTCTTCCGAGAATGGCATAGTCAGGTCTATATCATCAAACTCAATAGACAATTCCTTAACCAGCGCAGAGAGTGATTCCGTGTTGCTTGAGAATTTTGTCTCATTAGTCTCAACGGCGATTCTCTTTGCTTGTGCCTCAGATATAACACCAAGATTGAATGAGTATATTGTCGCAAATCCAAGCTCCTTCAATACATCCAGCCTGTGATTACCATTAACAACTTCATAAAACCCTGTTTCAAGTTCACGCACAATGATATTCTCAATCTGCCCGTTGCGCTTGATATTGTTTGCCAGCTTCTCGGCAAGCTCCTTATTGTTTTCCTTGTAATTCCAGCCAGCCTTGACCAGCTTGTCTATTGGTATTTCGCAAAATCCTTTATTCATTACTACTCCTATTATTTAAGTCTGTTATTGCCTCGCCTATACTAACTGTAAGATTTCTATTTGACTTCTTAAAGTACACAAGATTCTTATCCTCTTGGTTATTCTCCTCTTCAAATAATTGTAGTAGCCAATCAAAATCGTCAGGTGTTTTATTTCCTTCCCTGATATATTCTGGATTGGCAAAGTAAAATTCCTTCCCCCTGCCACGCATAATCATAATAGCATTGATAGAGAGCAATTCCTTAACCGCCATCGACAACTCTTGCATGGTCAGGTTAGCGTATGCGCATAAGTCCACACTATTCATCGGCTTACCGTTAATTTCCAGCCTATTGGTCTCTGGATTTAGGCAGCCAAGCATCAGGGCAAATAGATAACTGCCAGTCCTATACTTATCAAATAGTCCTTTTTCGTATATCTCAATCATGAAACCACAATAAATTACCAATCAAAATTTGTCAAAGAAAATGTTACTCTGTTTTTTTATCAAGCCCAAGCAGTACCAATTTGGCTGTAAGTTATTGCAGGACAGGGACTTAGACAGGTAGGGTTTTTTATGCTAAAGTATAAATTTGGTTTTAGCCGGTGTATATTAAGAGCCCACAATAACTTGAAACTTTACTACTCAACTCCAGAGCAGCATTAAATTAGTGCTATTCATTTCCAAAGAACTAATTGTCTCAGAATAACTTAACTCAATTCAAGTAAAATAGCTAAAGATAAGCTCATACAGCACACCTAAAAGCACACAACTAACCCAAAAAAAACTTTATATAATGCTAACAGAAAACGCTGGTGCCACAAAAAAAAATCAAACTTTACCACAGAAAAACCAGATAAAACACAGCAAATGAAAGCTATGAAGCCATGAAAGTGCATATAAGGGCATATAAAAGTGTATGAAGTCACATAAAAGCAACTAAAAGTGTGTGAAACCATATAAAAGCGTATAGAAATGTATAAAAGTGTATAAAAGTGTATAAAAGTGTGTTAACGTGCGCAGCACGGTGAAAAATTACCAATCAACTTTTTATATTTTCCTTTTCCTTCCAGAGCGATTATGTTTGCCTGCGATTTGCATTGAGTATGTTTTGTTTTATGTGTGATGTGATTTGTTTTGCATATTCAGCCTATTACCTGATTTCCTTTTCCTGAATATATATGGCATTGCTTACCTGCCTTACCTATGCTGCTTATGAAAAAGTAAAACGAGTAGAACACTCTATATATGGTTACACCAAACAAGAATACGCTTATGCTATGCTCATCATATATTGATTTAAGAATGTTTTGTTACATAATTCTACTATTAAGTCTTTGTTTTACTTTTTCATAAGCAGCATAGGTAAGGCAGGTAAGCAATGCCATATATATTCAGGAAAAGGAAATCAGGTAATAGGCTGAATATGCAAAACAAATC